TCCGGGTTCCTGGAATTCTTCCGGGACTTGCCAGGAATTACAAATATTAATTATTTAGAGCAGTAAAAAGCTGCTCTTTTTCTCGTGCCCTGCATCCTCTTCGGGTGGTGTTGGTTCGTGACCTGTGCCGGGCTTTTTCCTGTAGTGCCTTTTATTTGCCTTTTTAACGGCTTCCCATTGAATTATAGTATATTTTACTGTATACGGCTGTAAAGTTGATTCTAGGCTGTTTTACGCAATCAATTAAAAGGATTGACGGAAAATTATAATGGGCGTATTATGTTTATATATGTCAATGTGGATAAATGTCGGCTTGGATTCTGTCCAGGTCTATGGCTGCATCTATTCCGGATCGCTTCGGGCGGTCTTATTTGCGAACCATTTTTACACGCTGATTTCCTGGCAGTCTGTCCAGCTTATGCAGTTCTTGCCGGTTTATTATCCTTGTAAGCACTTATTTGGCATTTTACAGCCGTTTATATGCTTACATGTGTATTTTATCGACTGTAAATGTAAAATTGATTTTAGACACGTTTACAGGCTTTATAATGGCATCGGGTTATTGTATTATATACCGGTTTACTGCTTCATAATGTTTTAACGCTGTATTTTGACTTTTAAGCCGTTTTATATCGTTGCCCGATAAGTATAGGCTTATGCCGTTTGAATTGATTTTAGGCGCAATTATGCAATTAATTACAATGTTTCTAGTATGATCGTGTGCATCGGATGGCGACACGTTTTGCTGCGGGTATATTTCTTGATGCATCATCACTTTACTATGAAGTCTTACGAGTGCTAATTTTCACAGACATTCAAAAAGACCCGATGCATGGATTTTGAACGAAAAAAATCATTTTTCCATGGATACGGGTCGTTTTATATTTTTTATTTATTTGTGATTTTGTATAAATATTTTTATAGCATCTATTTTGGGACTGTGGAAAATGTAAAATTATTTCAATTTATTTAGATAATCTACTTTACCAGTGCTTCTTTTCTTCTTTATTGCGGTTCCACTTTTCATCCTCTGTTCTCGTTCTTCCTGTTTTCTGGTCTTCGATTTCTTCCTCAATGAGTTTTCAGTACTATACCCCATATTTTCCCTCCTTATCCTTGATCTTCTGACTTCTAGTCTTAAAATTAATGATTTCTACGTCCGTATTGAGTTCAGGTGGTATTTTCCCCACAACGATAACTCGAAGCGGTTCTATGTGCCTTTCCATTTCTTTAAAGCCTATACAGAATTCCTCTCTGGATGCTCTGGATTTAATTCTTCCATTGGTGTAACATGCTACGGTGCTTCTTTTTGGCACACCATCAAAAGCCCAGTCAAAGCAATACTCCGGCGGTATGCTTACGTTCGGAATAACTTTAATTCCGTTCATACTGAGATAATGAGCCATGGCATGATTTCTGTATTTGTTCCAGATATTCATAGCAAATGGCATACCATTTTCACCGACTGCCATTGAAAAGTCTGGTGCGATCACGCTCTTGAAACATTTCAAGTGTTCCAGGTATCTATCTGGATTATTCCATAGCTTTTCAAATTCGCAGTCATGGATATAAAAGTTGATGCTTAATTCTCGATGATTCTTTATCTTTCGGCTGAAACTGTCTTTAAAATCCACTGTGTCTTGTGGTATTTCGTCCACATACCTGTCCATCATTGGAATTTGGTATTTGCCGTCCAGTTCGGCTCCTGTGAGCATATATTCTTTCATGGTATCGTATGCAGTATGGCTGATTCCCTGTGCAATCATGAAAATTCCTCCCGAAAATAAAAAAAGACACAGAATCCTCATTCTCAGATCGGTGTCATCGTTAGTATACAATATATACTATCAAATATTCTATTTTATGTCAATTTACATGATATGTACGGCGCATTTATTATTAGCACTTACATAATGCGACTCCTATGGCATATAGTTTGTGCTAAAATTTCTTTAACTGTATTTCAATATTTCCATTGACTATAATTATTTTTGATATTATAGTTTTTAATATACGGTTTTTGTTTTGCTTGTCAATGTGTTCCCACACATCGGCAAGCTTTTTTATATTATCGTATACAAATTCTTTCTTCTGTGAGTTATCCGGGTTCTTCATCTCGTTCTGTATTTTTAGTTTTAGTTCATCTATACCGGATTCCGTTTCTTTTATCATCTCCAGAACCGTATCATTTCCCTCAGCATAAAGAGTATACAGACGTTTTAGCTTCGTTTTCTCTTTTTGGAGTTGTTTACTCAAAATGTCCAGACAGCTTTCTCTTTCTTTTGGCTTATGCGATGATAAATTGAGGGAAATCTTTAAAATCTTATCTTCAACCTGCTTTTCAATATCTTCTGCCCACTCAAGCGAATTGTTGCAATTCGGATTATAATTTGGTAAGTACGACATGCCGTTATCCCTTGAATAGCAATAAATTTTATGCTTTCCATGAGTCCACTTCTGATATCTCATCTTGCACCCGCACACTCCGCAATAGCACAGCCCCGTCAAGAGCTGATTCTCGTGATTAACGCAGAAGCTTTTACTTTGCTTACGAGTTTTTCTTAATTCCTGGGCTAATTCGAATACTTTAATATCGAAAATTGGTTCATGTCTTCCCTTATATAGTTTCCCTTTATACGGAATCATGCCAATATTTACAGGGCTGGTAAGAACCTGTCGTGTAACAAACTCACTTTTAAATCCTATCAATTTCTGTATTCGAACATCAGAATAACCGGATATATACAAATTCATAGCTCGCAAAGCCATTTCTTTGCGTTCCGGTATGGGAACTAAGATTCCGTCTTCTTTGCTATATCTATAGCAATAAGGGGTGTTGCCACCTCCCATCCAATATCCCTGTTTCACTCTCTCCAGCATACCACCGCGCATTCTAAGCAGCATAGTATTTTTGTCAAGTTGCGCAAACACTGCCATCATCTGAGTGTATGCTTGCTCCATTGGGCTGTCGTAGCTTACACTATCATGCACGCATCTAAAATCCACCCCATTAGGTATGAATACACGTTCAATTAAGTATATTCCATCGACCATGCTTCTTGATAATCGATCTAGTTTAAACGCTACAACACATTTTAATTTTTTCTTTGAGCAATCATTAATTAAGCGTTGCAATGCTGGACGATTCATATTCGAACCTGTGAAGCCATCATCCTCGTACCAATCAGATATAATCAATTGATTTTTTCTGCAATAATTTTCAATATCTCTTTTCTGACTGTCTAATCCATTTCCCTCTTCGGCCTGTTTTTCTGTTGATACACGCAAATACGCAACACATTCCATGACTATTCCTCCTTTGTGTAGAAATGTGCCGCACATATCATGTTACGACACATTTTACACTACAATATTTTTGCGGTCAACCTAAGCATTCAATTATGATTTTAATAATTTCTTCTGGCAGTTCAATTTGTTCGATGTCAATTTCTTTCCCATCAATCGTAACAATTGCCATATGCTCACCTCTCATTTCACAAAATCAAAAATATTCATCTGTCCTTGTATTTCTTCTATTTCATCTTTTGTAAAAAATTTGCAGGCTGTCCAATTTGGATTCCAGTCAGCATCCAGTTCGTAATTTAAGCATTTGCATCTTTTAGCGTTTTTAAACATCGTGCATTCAAAGCATTGATGTTCATAGTTCGTACCGCCCGAACGCTTGTACATTTCGCTGATTCTTCTCATAGGCTGATGTCCTTCCATAATTCCGGGCATCTGGCAAAGTCATGCTCGCATTCTGCATATATAATGCATTTGTGGCAATCATGCCTACCAATTTGCTTTGCGTATTGTCGTATTACTTTCCTACATATAAGCACCAGTTCTGGCGTGATATCTAACTTTTCGTCTTTGCCCTCCATGGTCACATCCTCGACTATGGCCGACCATAAAAATATAATCGCACGGTTGCATTTTCCCTGATGTGCCGTTTGATTTCGGATAGAACTTGCAGTCTGTGTATTGACGATTAGTCAAATTCTGAATTTCTTGTGGCGTCAATTTTATCCACGGTTTACGCTTGTTTTCCATTTTCACCGCCTTGAATCTTTTTGATAAGTTCCTGTTTCATTGCATCCGCTATGTGTTCCCTGACTGATTCTTCAGGAAAGGGGATTTCCAATGATCGCTCTAAAATTCTGTTTGTAATGCGGTCATCATATTTCAATCGGGAAATAGGATAATTACTGGTGAAAATTGTGGTTTTCTTGTTCACATACCGACCATTGATGATTCCGTAGAATTTTTCATTAATCCAATCTTTCCCAGATTCCGCACCAAAATCGTCAATAATCAAAATATCCGCGTAAGTCAAATCACTAATCAGCTTATTCTCTGCGTTTTTTCCTCGTTCTCCCCATGTTGACTTTATCTCATCAAGAATTTTTAGGGATGTTGTGAATTTTACCGATTTCTGATGTTTTTCTATCATCTCATTTGCCATGCTACATACAAGCCTTGTCTTTCCAGAACCTTTAGTATTTGAATATATGTACAGCCCAATTCCCTGTTCCTGCATCTGTTGGATATTTTCGATCCAATATTTAACAGCTTTTGCCGCCTGTATGAATATTTCCTTACTTTCTGGAAGTTGATACACGCTGCTTTTCATATTTGAAAATCTGCATTCCTTGTACATATCCGGCATTTCAGCAAATTGCAGCTGGTTCTGTAAGATCATCTTCTTTCTGATTCCGCAATGGCATTCTTCACAATATGGAACGCCATTATCATCCCTTGACCATATCCAACCAGAACCGCCACAATCAGGACAATCAGTCTGCAAATGGAGTGTCTGAGATTTCGCTTCCTCCGCATTGATCGAATGGGATAAGCGGTTTGACATGCGCTTGAGCTGTTCTACCGGTTCCATGCTTGATGTCGCCTCCTTTTATAACATTGTAGTTTCCTTCCAAAACTTTTGTAAAATTATTCGGCTTTACGAACCAGTCAAATGTTATCATCCATCCGCGGTTATTCTCTCCTCGCAGAAAATCACTGTAGCGAACGTTGTTGATTGCACTAAGGACTTCATCAATTCCGTATTCACGGATTCGCCCTTTGAGTAACTGACATCTTTTTGATGATGGTTTAATATCGCGTATTGGATTGATGCCAACTTCCTGTAATTTGTTCCGTTCTTCGATGACGCGTCGGACATCAGTCTGACAAATAGTATCTTTAGATACTATTAATTTATTATCTTTCTCTTTATCTATATCTATATCTTTATCTAAACCTATATCTTTCTCTGCGTGCGTCTTTGTTGCGTCTTTGTTGCGTCTATTGTGCGTCTGACGGTTTGAACGCTCTATTAATTTGGTATCGTCAATAACATTTCCGCTTGCTAATGAATAGCTTCCATTCTCTTTTAAAAGCAACATCCTCTTTTCGTCAATATATGAAGTTTCCGTGTATCTATCTCTTGACAATGTGTTATGCATTCGCCAGTGTTTGATTACTATTACACCGTCTTCAAACGTAAGAACAAACCTTTTTGCAATCAATAATCGCAGATCATCTTCGCTTGCTCCTGTGATTTTCATTATCCTTTTTGGGTTTCCAATAAATCCATCATCGTCAGCCCTCATATTCAAATGGAAATATAAGCATTGCGTTGTTGCCGGCATATCCAAAAATGCGTCACTGTCAACAATTTTCATCGTAAACATTCGTTTCTGTGCCAATTCTAAAATTCCTTTCTCCAATTCCTGGTTTTTCAAAAGTGTTTATTTTAATTCAACTTCCATTCCATTGATTTTCAGTTCTCCATTTACCGGAATTACAAGAGATGGAACACCGTTTATTTCTTTCAGTTCAATCAGAGCAATTTTATCTGGCTGGATGCAGATTGTTGCATCTGGTGTTACAATTTTTGCAGTTTTTGAATTATGAATATTGTCAAGAGCAACGGGTTCATTGCTGAAATACATTTCCCAGTTTTCTTTGAAATCCGACAACTTCTCGTCTGGAGCTCCGCAATATCCAAAAATCTGTTCCATTTCATCACATGACACGGTTACCATCTCCGGGCTGTCTTTCTTCTGTTCTCTTACTTCCTGCAAAGATTCAACCAGACTTTCCGCGAAATTGAATGTTGTATTTCCTTCGAAATTGTTCATAATAAAATCTGAAAAGACATTGATCTCGTTGCCGGGTATACGGGGAATTGGTGCGCCAAGAACGTTTTCAATGAAGTCGGGATGAATATTCTTTATGTTTTTGTTGAAATACAAGGTTCCATGAATATCAGTGCTTCTGTCATTGAATACAGGGAATAAGAATCCTGTTTCTGGTCTTGAGACTACCCAATCACGAATTCTGTCTTTGATGTTATTTTCAGCCACATCATAGCTAAGCCCAGCCTTTGAAAGATTTACTGGACAAATGCTGCACAGAATGTGTTCATAAATTTCTTCTGATGCATCGTGCATTTCGGTTCCATCAGAAGCTTTTCCTGGAATATCATATACTGCATGAATGAGAACTATGTAGTAATTTTCTGGATAGTCATAGTTTTCAATTACTTTATCGTAGAACTCGTCCAAAAGCTCATCATCTTTAAGCTTACTTGCTCTAATCCGCATAAGAAATTCCTGTGTTCCACCCTCTTTTTCCTGTGATAATGGAAAATCAAGGTTCATAAGGTTTTTTCCAAGTCTGCCAGACATGGTTTTCTTGAAAATGTCAAAATACTTAAACATTTCTTCCTCTGGAAGAGACAGGAATGCTTCTTTAATTTTGGTTTTCTTATTTTTTTCTGCATCCACATAGCAACCACAAATGCGTGTGATTGCGCAATTGGCTGGTGTAAACTGCTTCTTGATCTCTGTGATTTCTTTCTTATTCATGATTAATCCTCCCTATTTCTATTTTTATTTTTGATTTTTTCATAATAAAAAGTCACATCATTTGTAACAATTCTAACAATTCCAAACCTTTCTCCTACTTGAAACGGAATGCTATCCCTCATAAGTCTTTTTGGAATCCCAGAAAGATATTTTCTAAATTCTTCTGGTTTTAAAGCTGATTTGTAATGATTGCAAGAGCGACACGCAGGAAGCATATTGGAAATATCGTCCTCTCCGCCACAACGTATAGGATTTACGTGGTCTACTTGCATATCTTTATATTCCAATGCGCAACCACAGTAAGCGCAATACCCTTTGCATTTTTCATATACTTTCATGCGCTCTTCTTTTGATAATTTTCGCCTTTTTGGAATTTTCATATTTTCGCCTCCAGATTGTTATTTTTGATAGTATGAACAGACTATAAATAGAATCCAAAATGCACATAAGCACAATGCGTTTTCAATGTAATAAATTCTAATAGACACAGTAACAGCGGCTAAAATCCATACAATTGTTTTGACGATGCAGCTATAATAATTCTTTTTGACTAATTCTTTTTACCTCTCTCGCCTGTTTCTTCTCAATCCACTTATTGATTTTTTCATCGGAAATCATGTACATTTGCTTTAACATTTCGATGCAGATCAACACATCTGCAATTTCTTCTATCATGTTATCACGGTTGATTTTTCCACGTTTTGCCTTACTGATTGCCTGGATAAGTTCGGCACATTCTTCCATGCAGACCGTGCTTTGATTGTTTTTTCCGTAGTGCTGAATGCTTTCGGCAATAATTTTTACATTAATGTTATATTCCATCTTATTTACTCCAATCCAATCTCTGCCCACATTTATTGCAATAATCAACTCTACTGAACAGTGAGTTGTGGCATATAGGGCAATCTCCGTAAGCACCAACTTTTATTTTTTTACTTATCCCGAAGTCCATGTACATTTCACTTAATCTGTCTACTTTCTTCGGAATCTGCTTTTCAAGTGCTTTAATAGCTTTTTGTCTAGTTTCTAAATCAACCATAACTAATCCGTCTGGAAGTTCTGGGTATCTTAATTTTTTGATTGTTTCTTTATAATTCTCCTTTACCAATTCAAAATATTCTTCTTTCCATTTCAGAACATTATGAAAATCAAATGAACTATATCCTACATGGTAATAATCCTCACCAACTTTCTTATATTTTAATTCAAAATACGGCTTGTCATCTACAATTCTAAAAATCTGTTCTAATTCCGTTACAATTTCCTTTTCATCTTCAACATGAATACTTGCTTTTTCCATTTTGTTAGCCATTAGTTTTCATCTCCTCCAACTTCTTCTCAGCTTCTTCACGAGTAAGGAATACCGATTTTCCCATATTTTTTGCCAGCAAATACTCATAATCGCTCCATACGCCAGTAATACATTTAATTACAATGTCGTAACGATCAATAATAAATTCTTCCGCAATAGCTTCACATATAATATCCTCTGGCATTATATCTTTCTCGATATCAATTTCGACAAAATAATATATTTTTTTCAAACGGCATAATTTAAATGGCAATCTCACAAGCAAGCCCTGTTCTTCTAAGTCTTTATATTCTTGCCATTTATTTGCTTCTTCGTAAGTCAAAATTCTTGCGTTTACGGGATGTTTCTTATCCGGTTCAGAAAGTTCCATTTCCAGAGTATCAATTACATCAGCAAGAGAAAATATAGATTCTTCTCCAAATATTTTATGTAGACGTTCTTCTAAGTCTTCATAGGTGGCAAGTTTTTCAGCCACTTTAAAACAACCTTTTCCACATCAAAAACTGTCGGTTGCTTGTCCACAATATGTATATATATGTATATAATCTTCTGTATTGGTTCTCCTAAGATATTTTGAAGCAGTATGTCTTTTTTTAATTTATCTGCGTCAATTAACCGCATTTCTTAGTCCTCCTTATATGGTTCTGGAAGCGGTTGCCATGCCGTAATCTCAATCCAATCATAATTGCTATCAAGATAATATCCGTCACAATCAATGAAGCTTGTATCCTGCCATGTTGTTTCTCCATTAGTAACCAATATTTCTTGTCCGTCATCTGGCATTTTGCAGTCAAGCATATACTGTATATTTTTTAAGATGGATTCTTCTTCACGTTCTTTTTCCGATATCTGATGATATTTTACCGGAATCCAACCATTTTCTTTCTCGTCCTGTTCCAGATCATTCAGAAGAGTATTCACGATATCCAGCGCACTCCCTGGAAGTCCATGCTTATACTGTGATTTCTTTTCTATCTCATCTTTGTATTGTTCTAATCTGAACCGTACTCTTCTCATTCTTCCACCTCCTCATAAGTTTCTCTGAATATATCTGGTTTACACGGATAAAATTCGCCGTGAACACCGCGGATGATATAATCACCAATATTCGCCAGATGTTCGCCCTCAAGTGTCTTAATAACCAGACCGCCTGGAACCTTCCAATGGTCAATATAGATATTCTTACCTTCTTCCGACATGTACTGGTCTGTACACTGATAGTCCTCCAGAAAATCGAACATTTCTCTCTTATTTTTACCAGTCCACTGAAGTGCATCAATTATAACTGGTTTCTTTCTGTACTTCATACTTCCACGCTCCAATCTTCTGGCATCTGGAACGTCATTTCTTTTTTGAGCATTTCTCCAAGTTCTCCAGCATGTGCTTTGTTTTCTTCCGTTTTTGGCTTCATACTTAATATCCTACATACTTCTGGAATTACATATTTTGTGTATTCCGAATCTCCGTATGCTTCCTGGATCATATCCAGTACTTTCATGGCTTTTGCTTTGGTGGAATATTCTCCTAAAATAAAATATCCTCCACTTCTCTGTGCATCCTGCAAACTCCAACATATAACATTCAATGAATCTGGGAGTTTTAGATTAACTACAATGTTTTCAAACTTTACCAGCGCTGTTTTATCCTGACTTCTGATTAACATTTTGTGTCCTCCTTATCTTTCTCGCAGAATCCTCTGTGTTCATGCACTGAATACTCGATTCCGCAACTCTGTTTCATGTATGTGAGTTTTTCTCCTGTCAATTCGCATTTGTGTTTTCTTGCGTTCAGGTGTTCGCAGGTTCCGTCACAGTAGCTCATTTTCGCCCTCTTTATTCGATAAAATTTGTTCCACATTGACAATGATAACTAATATGTCCGTTATACTTGCTTACATTTGCTATCACCTTTCTACCGCACGAAAAGCAAGTTACCTCTTTCGTCAGCGGCTTTTCGTATTCTTCTACTTCTTTATCTTGAATGAATCTCTGACCGCACCAGTGGCACTGCCTAGTGCTGTATGGCATTTCTCCACAAATAGGACATTCTGGAATTATTCCGTAGCCATCATTTATGATAGGGAGTTTGATTGGTTCTCGCTTTGAATAGATGTTCCAGAGTTCTTTTCTTCGGTTTTCTTCGTCCTGCGTCTTTAACGCTTGGTACTTCTTTTCCTCTTCTTTGTCCCAGTAAATGACACAAGCTTTATCTTCCGGTGAAATGTCTTTGGTGTACGGCTGTATTATGCAACGATATCCTGTTTCGCCTTTTCTTTTTCTTGGCTCGCATCTTACACAGCCACCACATTTTTTATCCAACAATTCTTCTGGATAAATGCTTGTGCTGGAGCGTCTTTCTCTTACTGGCATTCCATCACTGAATTTAATTTCGCTCATTTTCATCCTCGCTTTCCCAATGTAAGCAACTACATGGTTAATCAACAAAACTCCATCTGTCCATCATCAATAAACTTCTTTTTCTTCCGGCTTAATGTATCACCCTGCTGTTTCAATCTATCCACGCGGGCTTTCTGGTTAAAGTTTGCCATATAATCATCGTCAACTTCTGGCGGTACTTTTAGAAAATATTCTTCTGGAAGCGGAAGATTATGCTTCTCGCAACAATTTGCAATCTCATTTCTGTATGAAAGAATATGATTTCTGGTTAGATTCATATTGCATCCATCTGTCCAGAACGGATCATTACAGCCATTTTCGTTGATGTGTTCCCAGATAGCACGCTCATGTAATAGATTTTCTCTTAACAGCTCTAATTCCTGTTCCGGTGTTTTCCACTTCATTCTCCTTCTCCTTTCGCTCATGTAAGCAACTGACACGCTATTGTGCAGTTAGTATATGATTTTAATATTCAATAAAATCAGATAATTCCATCTGACCAACTATATTGTTATCTTGCATCCACCATAGATAGACTTCTTCACCACAACTCCACTTTGTATCTTTCCCACGCTGCTTGCGTTCCTCGAGCATTCTGTCAAAGGAACGAATGTAGGCTTGCTTGTATTTTGGGAAATCATACATTTCTTTTTCCCTTTGTTTCTTTGATGCAAGCGGACAACCCAAACAGCCTAACCTGTCATATCCGCATTGATACAGCTCACATACCTGAACGTCTTTCTCACCAATGAACTGCCAGATATTCTGATCTGTCCAATCAATTATCGGATTGACTACTGTTTTTGTTTTCATCTGGCAATTTTCAAATAATCTTCTAGTATTATCATTATCGGTGATAAGCATTTTCTCATCAGAAACTCCGATGCTTTTACTTGCTGTCTGCCCCAATACTTCAAATGGGCTTCTGTTGCTTCTCTTACTTCTTTCAGACCATCTAACGCCTGTTGCAATCAATCTGTTAGGATTACCGCCCTCTTTCAGTTCTGAGCAGCAATACCGAACGATTCTGGTAGGTGGCATTAGCTTTCTAGGAATGAGATTCCACATTGTGAGGCGTTTTCCACTCTCCCGTACATGGTAGTCAATCTCGCATTTGATGCCTTTGTCCGTCAATTCAGAAAACGTATTCTTGATATGCCTTACTGTCTGCGGTGCATCAACAGTGGTATGTGAGTTATGTACTTCAAACGGAATTCCAGACATTCTGAATAGTTCAAGAAGCACATCTGAATCCTTTCCGCCGGAATACTCACATACAAGTGGTTTGTTATAATGTTTCAACGAGAGATCAGACGCAAGCCGGATTCTTTCAATTGCTTTTTGTTCTAAATCCATAATATTTACACTCCAAATCTTCTAACCAATTCTTTATTCAAATCTGGGATTCTTACATCTGTTTCAGATTCCAATTCCTCAATCATGCTCATAAAGCTTCTTTCGCCACGGTTCACTTGTCCCACAAACTCATTTGCACAATTGATTACGTCTAAAAGCCTTTTGGTTGAAAATCCATGCAGTTTTCTTAATGCCAACATCATAGTTACGGAATTGATCGTATTCGCCCAGTCATCACCAGTATTGAATCCATCGTTATAGGCTTGATCTTGCATGATTTCCAACTCTTTACGTGAGTTCTGCATGGCTCTGGCGAATGCCTGTGACATTTGATTGTCACAAGCCAGCACCCTATTTTTCTTTGGTGCTTTCATCTTTAATTTGCTTCCCATATTTTTCCCTTTCGTATCTGTATTCCGTCAAACGGTATGCTCTCGATATTCCCGGATGTTCTGTGGCAATCAGAGAATCCATCTCCAATTGCCGCATATGTCTCTGGACAGTGCATTTTGTGAGGTCTGTCCCATCCATGATTTCTTCGTAAGAAGGCATATATCCGTGTTTCTCAAAATACTCCACCAGAAATCTGTAAATATCGTTTCTGGCAGATTGTCCCTCATTATATTTTCTCTGACGGTAATTCATACGCAAAACGGCTATTCTGCCGCAGTATTACTTTTCTCTTCACGCATTTTATTTAATCTTTCCGCAGCTTTCTTTTTCGTTTCGTCGGAATATTTTCTTGGTGGATTGATTTTAATGTAGGAATAAGGCAAGTGGGCGAAAATAGATCCATCGTTATTTCTGGCAATAATTTTCACATCTTCTGGAAATTCCTTTTCTAATTCCTCGCATCTGTTCTTCCAGGCACTTCCATTCTTGGCAGTAAGCCCTACATAATCTCTTCCGGGAATCCACTCAATAACACATTCATTGGTATTCTCTGCCATGTAATCACTCTCCTTTTAAATAATCAAAGATTGATATTTGCTGATAACATTGTTTTACGATAAAAAATCCTCAATACTCATTTGTCCTACCGGGCAATCCATTACATTTCCATTCAGTGCTTCTTCTACATTTGCTTTCATTTGTTTAAAATAGCTTTCTTTAAGTTCACATGAGATTGCTCTTCTTCCAAGTGTTAAAGACACAAATGGGGTGGAACCGATACCACCGAATGGGTCAAAAATTATATCTCCTGGATTGCTCCATAATTCAATGCAGCGCTGAATAACTTCCAGCTGCAAAGGGCAAATATGACGTTCGTCCTTATCTTCTCGTGCAGATTTTTTCTGTAATGTATCGCTCTGCCTAATGTCCATCCATACTGGACTTGCGTAGTTTTGCCACACATCAACAGGAAAAGTCTCGTGTGTATGCGAAATTCGTTCTGGATTTTCTCCTGGCTTTCTCATTGTGACAATATAATCCGGGATTCCCTGCCTGTTCATTGCACTATCTTTTCTAATCTGCTTATGCAGCAGTCCCAATGCTTTTGTTCTTTGCATTTCAGTTACTGGATTTTTCCAGATGGTAACCTTACTATGGTAAATAAATCCGCAATCTTCAAAAATCTGTCGCATGATTGCTGGAAAGTCTTTCAAGCCAATCACGCCGTCACGCTCTTTCATAAGCGGCAAGTCCATACAATGAAAACTAAGTAATCTTCCGGGCATTGTTATTCGATACAGTTCTTTTGCCAGATAGATAAAATGGTTGTAAAATTCATCATCTCCCTTACTATTCCCCATATCCCGGTCACTGTTACTGTATGTATACAAGCTAGAAAATGGTGGTGAAAATACTGTATAATGAATACTTTCGTCCGGGATTTCTTTTGTGATTTCGCAAGAATCGCCGTTGTATATTGCGTATTTTTCTTTAACAACCTGGTCTAAAACATTCATGCTGTAAATTCCTCCCAATCTGGCAATTTCATTTCTTTTGTTGGCTCATAAGGCGTACTTATACGGCAAGTGCTTTTAAGCTCTTTTTTTGTTATTTCCTTTGTTAATTCTGTCATTTCAGACTGCATTTTCTGGAAATCACATTGCTTCCTTTCAATATTTTCCTTTACGCAGCCTTCCTTCGCGGAAATAATAATGTAAACATTCACAGGCTTCTCTTGCCCGAACCGCCAACACCGTCTGACTGCTTGGTAATACTGCTCATAGCTATCTGAAAGTCCAGTAAATATCATATTGTGGCAATTCTGCCAGTTCATGCCGAACCCTGCAATTTTGGGCTTTGTGATAAGGCATTTGACCGTTCCATCAGAAAACGCCAACATAGAGTTGCTTTTATATTCTGATTTATCAGAGCCTTTTACTTCCACGGATTCAGATATCAGTTCGCTTAATCTTGCTGATTCGTCATTTAAATCACACCATACAAGCCATTTCTCATTTGAACTATTTACAAGTTTCGCAGCTTTTTTACATCTAAGTTCAAGACTTTCCTTTCTGGCTTCTCTTCGTTCTGTAAGTGTTAATGATTCTTTTATCGGCTCATTTCCGTCTACAATAATTTCGTTAATGTTAAGTTTCGGAAGATCGTAGCCAGATACTTGATACCCGATATTTGCTGGGTTATCTACAAATACACTGAATGTTGCCAGCCATTGCCAGAATACATCTGTTGCATGCCCCTTTAATCTCCATTTAGATGTTTGTCCACCGTCATGCACAAAGAACATTGATAACATTTCCGACCGTGTCATAACGCCGCAAAATTCGCTGTGATTTCCTATTTCCATATAGTCATTGGGGGCTGGTGTTGCAGTACAAGCCAACTTATAAGGAACTGAATGAAAATTCTGAATAATTGCTGTTCTGACTTTTCCAGAATAAGATTTAAGAATACTACTTTCGTCAAGTACAACTCCCACAAATTCATTTGCAACAAATTTATCCATTTTTTCATAATTGGTAATATTAATACCGCTGATACATTCAGATTGGCTTTCCACAACTTTTGCAGTATAACCAAATTTTTCAGCTTCACGCTTCGTTTGATCCGCCACAGCCAACGGTGCAAGAATAAGAACCATTCCACCAGCGTGTGTGCAAACTTGATGTGCCCACGAAAGTTGCATTGGTGTTTTTCCTAAACCGCAATCAGCAAATATGCAGGCTTTTCCTTTCTTTAAAGCCCATCTCACAATGTCTTTTTGAAATTCATACAACATTGGATTTAATTCCGATTTATCAATATCAAACCCACTGCTTTCAAGAACAAATCGTTTGCTCTTTAAAAAATCTTCATAATTCATTTTTAAAAGAAGCCCGGTGCACCCTTACGTCAGCTGAAGGCAAGCTCCTTTCATTTTTTATTTTTTATCTTTGGAATTTAGCCAGTAGAACTACTGGTGTGTTAGAATCAGTGATAGTTTTCTTCATTGAGTAAGTCGTTGAATTTTTCCAACGCCTTAATAGATACTTTGTTATTTGCTTTTTCTGGTCTGATTGATACGTTTAAGTGAGTATCAATAATGTGCGTCAACTCTCTTGCAAGTGTTTTCTTTCCTTGCTGAAGTCCCTGTCTGTATGTCTTGGGCTGTTTATATTGCCCTGTTACTTGCTTTCCAGCTAACTGGCCACCAGCTGTAATGTTGTACATCTGGAAGCCTTTATCTGCAAAAGCCTTGATTGTTTCAATTTCTTTCTGGTCAAGTTCATCCTTTCTACATGTTCTATATGAAAGTTTCCATCCAGTAGGATTACTTTCACTGTAAAACTTATGCTTTTTAAGGCTTAATGCTATATGGTCATATTCTGCTAAATGGCTCGCACATCTCTCACGAAGTCTAAGCGCTTGTCCCACGTAGCTGCGTCGAATCCCTGCTTCGTCTATCCTATAAAAAGCATATATGCCACTTGTATTTGGTATCGAAGGGCATATTGATTCAATCATTTTTTCTCTCGCATTTTTCATTGCATATATTTTTTTATAATTTACTTTTTGCATTTCTCCTGCCCCTTAACGGTGTGGTTAGTATTTCTTCGATAGACCATCCTAATTCTTTTCTATGATATAAACAGTGTGCGTTTATGCCTATAATTTCAGCCCATTCAAGAACTCTATACTTTTCTCCATTGTATTCCCATATTGCAGATTCAGATAAATTCTTACATCTCTTGCTACAATAAACAGCGTCATTGAAATGTCCACCTCTCTTGGCATTAAAAGGTTTGTTACAAATTGGGCATATTTTTGTATAATCTTTAATAGTTGGGTGATCTTTGTAATAAAGAATTTTACCGCATCTTGGACTGCACGTCTTTTGCCCTTTTCTTTGCTTTAGTTCAAATTGTTTTCCACAAACAGGACATATTAAATACTTGTTTTCTTTTGGTATAGAGTTTCTTTTATTTTGTGCCTGCTCAGCATTTGTAATAAAACGGCAGTTATCTGGTTCATAATTTCCGTTTACGTCTATTCGGTCAATGGTTAAGATATTTATTCCATTACTTGTTTTTTCTTCCTTATATCCATTCTCAATTGCCCATTTGTAAAATAATGTGAAATTATTTTTCCATTCATCACACATTACTATTCCACGCCCGCCGTAATTTTTGTACGATTTACATGTTTTACAATAGCAACGATATTTAATACTCTTCCAAAGTGGGTACAGCCTTCCACAGTTATTAGATAGCCCATGTTTTCTGCTCATATTGCCAATAATTTCTCTATGCAGACATCCACATGACTTCGTTGTTCCTCTTTGTAACCCTGCTTGTCTTACAATAGTTTTATTTCCACAATCACAAATGCATTCCCAGCGCTTTGTTCTAACCCCTTTGTCTGAAATAGTATCTTCTGCTCTTTTTATGACGGTGAGTCTCCCGAATTTCTTGCCTGTCAAATCAATAGTTTTACGCATTAAAAACTCCTTTTTCTGCACACTTCCTCATCACGAAAACTTTTCTATAATTCCTCTAACATCCCCCCCTTTCAATCTGGTCAATGAGTTTCTTGCATTCATCTTTAACATAGGCAAGTGAACGAATTTTGCAATCTGGATCTTTATTTAATTCTCGCCAGCAATCTCCCATTATTTTAAGCATTTTTTTGAAGTCTGGTTCTTCTCCGAAATACTGTTCTGCTGTCTCAATATCATAACCATCGAAACAATGAGCACAGTCAAATCCAATCCACCATGTATCATCATCGTCACAATCGTGTAGAAATGGTTCTGAATAAGTAACTCCACCATGGCAGTCAAGATAACCTAAATCATCAACAATTTTCTTTGCCAGCTTATGGCTGTTAGGTATTCCAACGTATCCGCACCTGTATGCTCTAGGCATGAACAGGACTACACATTGGTAACCTTTATACTCGAATTTAGTTTCTAAAACTGGTTCCATTTATTTATCACCCCTCCTTAACTAAACGGAAATTCATCTTCCATACCGCCTAAATCCGGCACATCCATGAAACTAGGTTCTGGCGGCGGTACTGGTCGTGTGTCTGTTTCCTGTGCCTGTGGTGACTGGCTTTTTCTTTCTGCAAATTCATGCTCTGCAACAAGGCAATCATTTGAGTAAACTTTTTCGCCATTTTTGTTCGTATAGTTTCCGGTCTGCCATTCTCCACGCACATTTACTTTCGTTCCTTTTTTAAGATATTTCTCTGCGAATTCTGCATTTTTCCCAAGACATACGCAAGTGATAAAGTCAGATTTTCTTTCTGTATTCTTTTTCACTCTTCTCTCGACAGCCAAAATATATCTTGCGATTTTGGTATCATTCGTTCCCATTCTGATATCTGGATCAGCAGTTAATCTTCCAGAAAGAATAACAATATTCACAATTTCTCACCTCTCAATCTGAATGTCGCATCTAATAAGTGCGTGTTTAATTTTCTTTGCATTTCCTGTTACAGTTTCTTCTTTCCCGATAACAAAGGAAATATCATCTTCTGTTACATTGAATCCTTTTGTTTTTATATGCTCCATGATGATTTCTTTAATTTCATCTGTGCCAATTCCAATTGTTATTTCCAATGGTGTTACCTCCCTGGCTTGTATGCTGGTGGCATTGGTTGCCATGCAATGACTGGGTAATATGCAATTCCGTGTTCTTCTACCATGCCCCATCTTCCACCGCCTAAATATGTAAGGGTTGTTGGTAACTCGGCGTCTTTTATGGTAACGTTGTATTTTATCTTATCTTCTGGGCTTTCTCTCACATCTGGCTCTGGCGGTAACTTCACTTCTGTTGGAATCCACATATCCGCAGGACTGTAGGAACAAATCAGTTCTTCAACTTTCTCGATTGCATCATTCCATCCTTTATCGTACTTACATTCTTGTTCGGAAGGTTCTGGCTTTTTCAGTTTGTCAAGTGTTTTTAAGAAGATTTTCATTAATAATCATCCTCCTTTGATTTTTCAAATGAAATATCAATCGGCATTTTCCATTCGGATTCTGTACACTTAACAATAGCCTGTAAAAAAGAAGCAACAATATTCTTTCTGAAATCTGCACTCTTTAGCTGTTTTCTTATCTCTTCTGCAAATTCCTCACGGTTTTCGTTTACATATTTTTCAATTTCTTCCTTTCCCGTGTTTTTTACAATGTCTTCTGCGAGCCAGTCAAAATATGGTCTTGCGTTCCAACTCCCTTTATCGCAAAATTTTCCTTCTTTATTAACATACCTATTCGTCATTGTTTTTATCGCATCACGTACAATAACGGATGGGTCGCCTAATGCCTTTACGATTCCGGCGTGAACTTCTTCTTGTATTGCTGCTTTTATTACATCGTCACTGATATTTAAACTCATCATATTTCCCATAGCTAATCCTCCTTAACTTTCTCAATAGTTTCTTTTATTGCTTCTTTCACAGCCTTGGTTTTAATCATCTTATCTGCCAAGGCTTTTGCCGCTTCCTGTACGATCACGCTTTTATTATCTTCTAGTATCTCGGAAATATGAGAATGTATCATCCTACACAACGGCTCATTGGTTTCTCTACTACCATATAACTCTTTTTTATAAATAACTCCTTTGATTTCTTTAGTAATCTTTTCAACTACCCTGTCCTCAACATTTTTACGGATTTCCTTTGCAATTTCTTCCTCATTAACACCAATCGTTACTGGTATACTGAATACGCTCATTTACAGTTCTCCTCTCCTGCTTCGACCGCTGATTTAAGGGTTTCGTAATAATTAATTCTGCCTTTTAATGTTTTTAATTCATTGTCGTATTTTTTTAAAAATACTTCTTTTGCTTTTTGATAATCAGGTGTATCTAAGACAACAGCCTTACTGTAGTCATTTATAAAGGAGCCTATTGATTCTTTTCTTACAAACGAAGCGTATACTCCGTTAGGGAATTCGGTTTTTGGTTTATATGTCTTTGGCTTTTCTATTACCTCACACTCTTCAAGATGAAGATTCCATTTACCTGTTTTTCTATCCGTGTCCAGAATGTAAAAATACAGTTTCATTTTAGTTTCCCCTTTCAATCATTCAGCTGAATTATTTTCCTTATCATCTTCAATTGCTTTCCCAAGGCAAGCCATAACAGATGCACAATCAAGCAGTATTTCTCTTTCTCTGATGTTTCTTCCGTCTTTTGTATGCCAATCTCCTACTATATAAAGTTCGGCATTTGCAGAAAGAATATCTGTTTTCATATCCCAGTATTTAATATGGATTTCATAAGCTGCATTCGCAGAAATTGGATTTACGTAAATTCCTTTTGTTACTTCTTTCCAATCTTTCAAGTCAATTGATACCATCTACTTCTCCTTTCAAAACGGACATAAGTCCAAGTTAATTTCCAGTCCAGGTGTTGCAATCTGGACGATTGTATCAGCACCAGACGTTTCTTGTATCTCACTCAAAATCTGTTCCGGGTCAGCTGCTTCATTACTCAAATGCACCAATGTTACCGTCCGTAATGCTGCCGTATGGTTCATATTTACCAAGCTTTTGCAAGTATCTAAGGAACAATGCCCTTTAAGCCTGTGCGTGTAATTTTCAGCTGTTTTGTCAACCAATTCTTTACAATAGTTGCACTCAATAACCAAGTGGTTCAGTCGCATTGCTTTGAAATTGTATCGGCAAAACTCAAAGTCTGTCATGTACAGTAGCTTTCCCATTTCTTCATGTTCCACGATATACCCATAATTGAAACATTGAATAAGTTGCCCTGTGTCCTTATCCCTTGTAGTATGCGGCAAATAGAACGGTATTACAGTGAACGAACCAACCCGAAACGGTCTTTTCTCTGGAACTCCTTTCATCAATTCGCCAGTGATGATTTGCAGATGTTCCACGGTTTCATCATTGGTGTAAATCTGAATGCCTAAATTCATCAGATTTTTAAATGATTCACGGTGATCACCGTGTTCATGCGTTAGAAGCACGCCAGAAACATCACTTGTTCTGTAATCAATAGCTTTCAGAATGTCTTTGTATTTGCATCCGCAGTCAAGAAGAAGCATTTCTCCGCTGTTGGATTTCAAAACATAGCAGTTTCCATGTGTACTCCCTGTATTTACTATTCTCATGAACATTTTTCATCACCTCGCTTTCTGTTTATTTGTAGCTATTTAAAATTGAAGAAGCAGTTTCTCCAATCATATTTTTATCGTCCTGCTGATATGGAGGAGCTCCGCGCCATAATTCTTTCATATCTTTTAAATCTGTAGCCACCATTGCGTCCCTTATTAATTGAAGCTCTTTAAGCGATAATTCCACAGTCACAATGGAATCCCAATTTATTTTCTTTCTTCCTATTTCTTTCATACTTCATCATTCTCCGGGAACTGAAACACAATGTTTGCAGGCTCGAATTTCATATCTGGGCTGTTAACCATGGTTTTAATGATTCCGAAACCTCTTGCAGCCATTTTTATGCATTCTTCGTAATCATCATCGCTCATTTCAATGTTTTGTGCTAAAAACATTCCTGCATACACTTTATGCAAAGCTTTCATAGCTTTTTGGGCTTTTTCATCTGTCGAATAACGAGCCATGACTGTTCCTTTTTCACCTACCATTGGCACATATGCTCTTATGATATTTCCAGTTCTGCTTAATGATGTGATTTCATAAGGAACATCAATTTCCCCATTCTGACTTGCTAATCTCATTCCTACTCACCTCCGAAAAACGTTTCTCTCATATCAACAGGCTTATATTTTTTATGCATTAAAGCTTTGTTCTTTCTGGCTCCCTGTGGGTCATTGCAGACAAATGATTTGCATATCTCCGGTCTAACAGGGTAGATTGAACATTTCTCTTTTGCCTTATCGTCCATCAGAAACGGACAGGTTAAATCCATTAATGAAGCAGTGAAATTATGTCTGCATTCCTTGATATGGTGTTTGCGAATGTACCACTTAATCTGTTTGATTTCCTTGGATGATATCGGTATAAAATTTGAACAACACGAACCGCATTCTGAACATTTCCCATCTACCGTGAAATCATAAAGTCCGCTGTTCATATTGCTTACAACTTCTTTAATTGTTTCAATTACACTGCTGCTCATATCAGTTTTCCTCATTCACGACAATACCGCCGTGGATAATAACTCTCTTTCCGTCAGAATCATCAAAGTAAACTTCATTCTCTGATTCGGAAACATCAAACTTTCCAGACCAGGACTTAATTTTACCGCCGTTGTAATCGTAAACAGTTACGGTACGGTTCAGACCGCCGTCAATATCACTGGATAGTGATTTTAATGATCTGCTACAGGAAGAACAACCACTAAACATTGTGATTGCTGTAACCCCTGTGATTAATACTGCTATCTTAATACATTTATGCTTCATTTTGGCTCTCCTTTTACATTGTAAGTCGGATTATAATGAGTACCACATATGTAATAACATTTAAAAGAATAATTAAATTGGTTCGATTGTATTCATTTTTTCGAATAAAAGTTACTATCCATATCAAAAGTGCTATTGAAAGCAAAATAATAAGCACAATTGTGGAAGTTTCCATCCTACATTTCCTCCTGGCTCATAAATGATGGAATTTCTGTTTCCACTGGCTCTGCTGCCGGGACTGGTTCTTTCTCTGCTGATTTTACGGTTTCGGCTACGGTTGGCTGCTTTGGCTTTTCTTCGATTGCTTCTGGCTGTGGAATGAATTCTTCTACATTGGCATTCTGTTCGATTTCTTCCTGCACTTCTCTGTATGTAGCATCCATCGTGTTATATTCATAAGCCTGCACCGGATTATCCCATTTCTTAGGAATGGACTTCATAATGTTGTTACGCATTTTACGAACAATCATAGATTCTCTCGACTGTGTTTCGTAGTATGACGGGGAAATGTACGGTCTTAATTCTTCGCAATCAATAATTGCTTCCAGTTCTCCAATGTCAGCGACCTTTTTCATGATCTCTTTTTTCTTTGCTTCAATTTGAGCTTTCTGCGCATCTGTAGCTTTATATCTGTCCGCACAAATTCCAAACGTTTCATTCTGGAGATTATTCTTGATGTGCGCTGCAAGATTCTTCAGTACATCTGCTCTTTCACAAGAAAGATATTCAATATGTCCGTCCTTATACTGAATCGGATATACGATACGCACTACCTTACCTACACCAGATTCTTCCCATTCTGGCGGTGTGATTTCCACACCCTTATGTCTTGGTGGGATATACTTATCACCTTCTCTGACTTTCCAGTACGGGAATACTTTAGCTACATCGACACCATATCTACTTACAAGAGCGTCATTTCCATCACCCTCAATCGCAAACTCGATTTTCTTCTCCCACTGTGCCGGCTTCCCTTTTCCTGCTACGTTTACGTTTCTGATCTGGAAATAGCATTCTCTTGGCTGCGCATTTGCATTCAGTTTTAATGCTGCTACTTTACTCAGAATGAATTTAAGGTTAGAGCCATTGATTGCTTCAAAACTTGTGCCGCTCTCATGTACCATCTGAAAAATAGATCCCATTGCTGCCACTACGCAATCCTTTGAATAGGAATCAAATTCCATTCCTCTTGAAGTTAAATCTCTTTCCATTAAATCAACATACCGATTTGTGTAATAAGAAAGCTGTGTGTTAAAATTTGCTACCTGTGTTGTTTCTGCCATATCAATTCTCCTTTTCTATTAATCACAATAAGTTCTATTACAAAATGGACATCCTGTAATTAATTCCTTTGATGCTCTCTCAACAGAAATTCCATTCCGTTCTTTTCCGCTTCTTGTTCGTCCTTTTTCAGAATAGATATTCTGTCCGCAACTGAAACATTTTCCACTATGCGGTGCAAAATGCGGATAACCTTTTTCGGCACAATATTTTTCTTGTGCTTTTGTTGCTTTTGAAATGTCGTAAGTTTCTGCCATTTTAATTCTCCTTTTCTTTTTTATATTTGCTAACACGCTGTTGCGTGATTGCATCAGTTTCGTACCTACGTTATTTGATATACCTCTCAACCTGCAATGCTCACCTTCAAGTATCGCCTGGGTTTCGTACCTGTGCTATTTGATATACCTCTCAAATCCCAAATTCCATTTCACAGGTAGCACAGGTTTTGGTGAGTGAAATATTTTCCTCACATTCCAGGTGCAAAATCACCTGTGACTTGATTAAGCCAATTATTTTTGATATTATTTAAGCAAATATAGTTTGTTCTATATTTCATATGGAGCAGCCAGTCTGTCGCCAAACAAGTTACTGGCTGTTCCTTTCTTTTTTTAAAGCTCTTTCGCCGTCAAATCTCCGTCCGTCACTCTTAGGACGATCATTTGCCTGTCTAATACAGGGATTCTGCTTTTATCAATGCTCTCCGAATCATCAATCCAAATCGGCAGATTCAGCCCATTCATTTCCTGTAATCCATTCAGCAAATCGACCTCACACAGAATCTTATCTGAATGATTCAATCCACTATTGTAGTCAATTCCATTACAGATCATCTTGCAAGTTTCCACTGGATTTCCCTCAATCGTGTAATCAAGGAAACTGAACTGGAAATGATGGAAAAATAGATTGATTTTCTCTGCCAGTGCCTTATTCTTCTGGATTGAGAAGTTAAGAACGGTGTCGATGTTCTTTTCAATATCGGCTTGTACCTGTCCAAGGCTTTTCAGTTCCTCATTCAGTTCGGCTACTCGCTTTTCTTTCTCTGTGACTGCTGCCTGTGCAATCTTAATGTCTGCATCCACATTGGAAATCTGTTTCATAACATTGCTGACCTGCATTCTTAATTCCTGTTTCTTTCCAGGAACATCATCAAATGATTTCAGTTTCTCTTCAAGTTCTGCAATTCTCGCTGTAACTGCAAGATATTCTTCATCATTTGTCATATCTACAAATTCTGGAAGCTCCGTAAATTTGGACTGTTCTTCCTCAATCTGCTTAATAAGTTCAGCAACTTCATCCTGCGCCGCACTGATTTCCGACTGTAATTTGTTGATTTCCTCGTTGGTTTTCTTTAATTTTGCAGAAGCAGAATTTCCAAGGTCGCAAATTCCTTTTAACTGGTTCTGCTTTACTGATTCCCAATTTTTCTTTTGGGTTAATTCAGTTTCAATTCTAAACTTCTTCTTTTCTTCAAAGGAGGCTTTCAATTCGGCAACCTGTTCTTCCGGCAGTTCCTGTCCGCAGGTGGGGCAAATGGTATCAGAATCATTGAATGTTTCAGCTTCAATAGCTTTCAGTCTAGAATCATTCCACTCCTTTTCTTTGATTCTTGGATAGTCCTGTCTGGCTCTATCCAAGTCAGCTTTTGCCTGTTTTGCTTCCCTTATGTGGTTATCCAGTTCCATTTCCAACATTCGGATAGCTGATTCTTTTTCAATTTTATTTTTTGCAAGGTCGTAATACACATTCATAATGGCTGCTTTTTTGTCTTTCAGCTCTTTGTCTGCCTTGCTAACCAGACCATCCCTGGAAGATTTCAAACCACGGATTTCATATGAAAGGCTGTCGTAACCTTTTGATGAATCTTCAAGAATCCATTCCTGTTCTTCCAGTTTGGAAAGTTCCGCATTAAGCTCCTGTTTTTTGGATTCTAAGGAGGAAGTATCTTCTGCTTCAACGCTTCGATTGGTTTCATATGCAATCTCCGTGTTTTTGGCATCCACCTTTTTCTTCTGTGCATTTAGTTCCTTTCGGAGCTTCTTCAAGGTATCCTCTACGGAATGCCCCTTTGTGATTTCTTCCACATGAGCATACTGTGGATTCTCTTCCATAAACTGAGCAATATCGAAACCAGACATCTTTTCCAGTACCTTTCTGGATTCTGCGGTTGACTTCTGTAATGTGTCCAGAAATGGTTTTGGATTACTGCACATCAGAAGCGTTGAAGGTTCTGCTATTGACTGGATAAACTCGGTATAATCCTTTGATTTAGCCGGGAATCCGTCAATTTCATAAGAAGTTTCATTTCCATCGAACACCTCTTCTGACTGTCCTCTTGGTTTTCTCCACTTCTGCTTTGTGATTTTGCGGATCACTTTTTCTTTCCCATCAATCGCAAGTGTAAGTTCTCTTACAACATCAACCTTTGGCACTTCCACGCCATTTTCTTTTCTGCGAATAGAAGTCGGTTCTGTGCCATTTGCCATCTTTCCTGTCAGAACGTCCAAATATGCGTCCTGCAATGTGGATTTTCCTTCTCTGTTTCTGCCAGAAATCTCTGTTCTCGGAAACAAATCTACAGACTTACTTGGAAACTTCTTGTAATTCTCCAAGTAAATTTTTTTTACTTCCACTTTCATGCTCGATTATCCTCCCTATTGATACCTCATATGCAGTTCTAAGCTCCACTTCATCACCAGATAATTTTTTATGATAAATCCGGCTCTGGATTCTTCCGATTATTTTTACGAAATCTCCAACCTTGAAATCAGCAGCTTCTCTGGCTTCTTTCCACCATGCTATACATGGGATATAATCTGTTCTTCGCAAGTCATATTCATTGCAAGCAATCATCAAATCACAGATTTCTTTTCCTATTGGTGTTTTGCGGTAAATAGGAGGCTTGCAAAGATAACCTTCCAGAATGATTTTGTTTTCACCTTCTGCACTCCCATCACCATCTCCACACCAGATTGTTTCTGCTTTGATTTCAAGAATCAAATGTAACTTTCCACTTTCATGTTTGTTTGAAGAACTGTATCTTCCTTCAACATAAGCGTGTTTTCCAATCTTTAAACCTTCCGTCTGCTTTTCTTCAACAATTACTGGAAGCAAATCTACGTTCCCACTGGTACGCTTTGCACCAATATAGAATCTTACGAATTTTTCTCCGTCCTTGAAAAACATTCCTGGCTGAATATCCATTATTACGCCATATATCTGAACTTCATTCTTATTATTCTTCATCCTCCAATTTCTCCATTTCTTTTACGGAAATCTCATATACACTTTCCGTTTCTTCCCCATTAACATAAACATCACGGCTCATTAGCCTGCCAGTTACTTTAATGTAATCATTCCTTTTAACGTCTACCGCCAGATCAGCACCTTTTCCCCATAAAGTGCAGCGAGTAAAGTCTGCTCTTTCTGAAAAGTCTCTTGGAATTGCCACGAAAAGATTTAAAACTTTCCTGTGCGTTACTGGCGTAAGTTTTGCATAAGGTTCTCTTGTGCAACTTCTGGCAATAAACTCTACTTCGTTTATATCACCCTCTGGAACCTGTTCTTCCAGGATTTCCACTTCGTCAGCTGCAATATAATTAACATTGTGGTGCTTATTTGGATTTTTAGAAATGTCCATGCTTCTGATTGCTCCTGTTACCACAACTTCTTTTCCGTTATAATCATTGTCACGTACAATAGAATCTTCTATAACGATTGGGAACATATCTACTGCACCACTTTTACGAATAACTGTCAGCATGAATTTGTAATAGTATCTTCCGTAATGTTCGTGGCTGAATACTATTTCCCCGGCTCTACCGGATAATCTTACTTTATTTAATCTTTGCATTTACTTTTCCTCCGTTCCTAATATAATAGGAAGAAACACCATTGAGAATAAGACTGCTGATACAAAGAACACCCCGATAACATCAAATGATGTAAGCATCCATGTGATTGAGAAGATTACTGTAAACATCCCTATTCCTACAAATATTTCTCCTATTGTCTTTACCACCTCTTTCATTTTGTCCTCACTTTCTTCTGGATGTGGTTACTGCAAGTGCAGCTGCCAGAATAGCGATAATTACATTTCTTGCCATCAGCTTTTCTTCCAGATCAGCAATGATTTCACTGGAAAGTGGCTGATTTTCGCCATTTTTTTGCATAAAAAGTCCTCCTGTTATATTTTTGTTTGTCAAATACAGGATGTTGTGTTATAATAATCCTGTATTTAACTAACTCATTCTTAGTTAGATACCGTCCTGGTTGGTGTGACCGCACCTTCCAGGGCAACTTAATCTACTTCTACAAATTTTCCGTCTTTCAACATATAGAAAGTATCTTCTTTAATGTTTTCTCCATCTACTTTTGCTGATTTAATATCTACAATATGATATTCATTATTAATTTCTTTCCACTCAGTCAGAACAATAAAACATCCGATTTTTCCCTTAGCTTTTGATTTAATTCCTGTAGCTAACGCAATGCTTTCTTTTCCTTCGACAATTGCCGCTGAATAATTTCCGGTATTGGTTGCCGCTGACTTATTTCCGGTATTGGTTGCTGCTGACCAATCTCCGGTATTGGTTGCTGCTGACTGATATCCGGTATT